GTATAATCGGAGCACTATTATTAGTGGCTTATGCAACATATGCCTTCCTAGGTTTTATCTGGATTTTCTATAAACCATATGCTATTCTCTCACAAATATTGATGATCTACTATTCATACAAGGCAATGAGTTATGGTGGCAGAATCTTCGTAGCTATACCACTTGTCATCTTCTGGCATGGAATATACAATGGAGTGGCTGCTCATAATCCCAACATAATATATGGTAGTTGCACTCCAAATGACATTGCACCGATGATCACACTAGTTACAATGATGTACAAAAGATATCTCAACAATAAAAATCATGATGATAAGTACAAAGTAACTAGAATACCACAGGCTATGCAGGAAGGGAAAGAACTAAAGTGTGAGGGAAAACACACTCAAAAGATGGTTCAAAAAGGGTTCATTCTTAGTGGCAATATAGTGGCTGATCCAACACCACTTAAATTACACAAATGCGTGAAATGCCAACTGGAAGCAGTTTATAGACAAATATCCTGCAATACATTACCAGATAAGAAAATCATCGAAAAGTTCGCAAAATTTGCTGACAAGTACGCTAACTGGTTGATTGATCATGACACAGAGGAGATAGACTTCAATAAATACATGGAATCTCTGGAACCTGCAAAAAGGAAGGAATACATGGAAGGTTATCAAGCATATCTCGATGGGAAAGCAAACAAAAAGGTAACGATGCACAACAAAATCGATGAGAAGATTTTCATAAATTACTCAGCATTCAAAGTGAAATCAAGAAATGTGAGTGCATCAGATGCGACGGTTAAGGCACTGTTAGGCCCCTTAGTTGAACACATAGCAGCAATACAGAAGAAGTATGATCCTGGATACGGTTCAGGTTTAAACAATGAAGATAGAGCAATAAAGTTTGAAAGATGGATAATGGAAGATCCATACTGCAAAATCTTATGTTTAGACGGTTCAGCATTTGATTCAACTCAGCACAAAGCATTACTACAAGTTGTGGATGTAAACATTTTCAATAAAATAATAGCAAAACATCCTGAAATCGCAGAATATTGCAACATAGAAGATCTTATTGACATAGCATCACAAGATACTTTCGAAGTAAATTCAGAATTTTTCTCATATAAAATTAGTGGAACACAGATGACTGGTAGGATGAATACCAGCAATGGAAACACAACGAGGTCACTACTATTTCTCAGATTCGTATGGGAAGAAATCGGTGGACAATGGGAAGAGCTAAACTTAGAAGCTGCAGGTGATGACACAATTGTGCAGTTACCTGAATCGAAAGTCGCAAAATTCATAGAGAAGGCAAAGGAGTTGGTTTATGTCCAAAAAGATTCTGAACTTGATCCAAAACGAGATTACACTGATCCAAAAGCTGAGCTTGACTATCTTCAATACCATGGTTTGGGACAAATTGCCAAACAGTTCGACTTGTATGATGATATCAATGGCTGTGAATATTTATCGATGATAATATTACGAAATTCAGCAGGTCAAATAAAAATGGTACGCAAACCAGATAGATTTTTACAATTAACACCTTATACCTTGAGTAACAATTCAACAACAACAGC